ATAAGTTTGTTGCTCCCGCCAATGTCTCAATAGGCATTGTTTGGGTCACATCACGAACAGGAACAAAATAATCTTGATCTACCGCCATTTGATTGAAACGTAAATCCACATTACCTGTTTTACTATCCACAACTTGTTCTCTTTTAAACTTGTTTGCTACACGTTGTACGTATGCCTCCACATCTTTGTCGTCCATGTTACCAACAAATACTTTAAATACACGTCTTTCAGGTGCTCTCGATGTTCTGTAGATTAACATCGCATCTTCTGCCAATACTAATTGTTTCCAAATACGACGAGCTTTTTCCAACATTGATGTACCATAAGGTAATTTTCTGTCGTCCCCTAATAATCTAAAATGGGCAATTTCCCAAGTGTTAAATTCCATGTCTTTTACTTTCCAATGGAATCTTAAACCTTTGTCATTTGGGTTAGGGGTTGAATTTACGGTTCTTGACTCCATACCTCTCTCTAATCTTTCGATCTCAATATTAGGTAATTGGATACAACCAGTAACACCTTTTTCCGTATCTAATTTAAGGTAAACAAAATTGTCACCATATTTACAGGTATTTCTAACCCACATAGGTAAGTTAGTATTAATATCTAAGTTGTTAACAAAAAGGTCAACCAAGATACTTTTAATTCTTTTTGATTCTGAATAAATCTGTAATAAATACCCATCCTGATTAGGGGTGGTAGATTCTTCAGAATAGATGTCCAATGCCGTTGATATCTCAGGAGTGTACTCCATTGATTCGTAGTCGTAAAACGATGCAATTCTATTTGGCTCATAATAGATCGCCTGAGTGTAAAGATTATTTTCAATCTTAGCCCATTGATTATTTAAAAATACTGTTTGTTGGAGTTGTAATTTTTCTTTTTCGAATTCTTTTTTATCCGTAGTTTTAAGAAGGACTTGTTTGTCAACTTTATATGTTGGGTAATCCATCCCCAATAACGAGTTAGGTCCAAAGGTCTTTGATAACCTCTGCCATACCGTTAAATTATTCATATTATTATTATCGTTTTGTTCCATATTTAAAATTTAATAATTTTTTATCAATACTAAACATTTCACTCATTTTACTTTTTAGTTCCATCATTAGTTTGTTTCCCATTACTTTTATCTCCCTTACTATTAAATGACGGTTCGTTAACTTTTACGTTATAAATTGGTTGACCAGTGACAACAAGTCTTGATCCCCCAATTATATTACCCGATTTTTTTCTTGATGTAAGCCCCATATCTATAAATATTATCTATTACCAAATAACCAATTATATTTAATATAATCGTCTTTGGATGGTCCAGCGTCTCTTGACCATCTATCATGTCTTACGTTATTATTTGGAATAACTGGATCAAAATGTGATTGTTGTCTTGCCGTGTTATCATTAATCACCGTCCAAGATTCTAACATTATTTTTGTTCTTTCAACAACCTTTTCTAATTTATTAAAAGATGACTCCCCAACATATATTGCCATAGAAATACCCATGATAAGGTCATCGTGTTGACCTCTTTGGTGGTCAGGTCTACCATTAAGGTAAATAAAGGTATTCATTTCGTTATATAACCTTACACTACGTATCTTAAACTTATGTCTCACATATTCTTCAAATGCAGCAATAATCTGTACACGTTTATTATTAAAGTTTAACCCTGGTATTTTATCTGCGATTTTTGCATTGTACGACCATATACTTGTTGTATCAACTCCCTCAATGTATAGATTTTTATATCCAAGTTCTTGTAGTTTTCTAACTGTTGTAATACCCATACCACCGGTGATATCCACCACAATAAATGCATTATACATCATTCCCCATTTATATGCAATTTCAGCAAGAGCATCAGGTGGAATTTTTCCAACATATTCAAATACTTGTTCTCTATCATCAAAATCAATAATTTGTATGGAAGAAAAGTCTTCACTATCCCCACGAGAAACGTCGACACCCATAATGTACTTATGTTCGGGTACAGGTTCTTTCCACATCCATAAAGAATTACCCATCAATTTACCAATAGGGTCTGTAAGTGTGTTATTTTTAATGTATTCTAATTGTGTATTCTCAAATACGTTATCACCTGACCCTAAAAACTCACAATTTAACTCTTGGTTAATCTTCCTCTTATCGTATTTAAGTTTCTTAACCATTTTTTCATACCAAGTTGAACAAGGTTTGTATCCATTTTTTAAATGTAAACTTAGTTCATCATAGTCTCTTTTATATGGATCAATATGTGCAAATGATATGTGTTTACTCTCATCTTGTTCTTCTTTATTTAGAAGATATTTGACTAAATCTTCAGTCGGTACTAAATATAAATCTTTTGAGTATCTTGGATCTCTATACCAAAACATCTCAGAGATTTTGAAGTTATTCATTCCCTTTAATGCCTGATCATATATTTCATAATAAATTGGGTCATAACCATTTGGTGTTGATACCACAATTACCTTACCCCCTGTGGATAAGGACGCCATACAAGCCGCCCAAAAATCACTGTCCGCTTCAATAAACGCCGCCTCATCAAATACAAGAATTGTAGGGGTAAAACCACGTAAGGCATCTTTTGATGTTGCAACCGCCTTTACCTCAGATCCATTTGTTAATTTATAATGTTTTTGTGAGTTTTTATCATTAGAAAACCCCGCACCGACCCAACTTGGCCATTGATCCACAAAGGCACGTATTTTATTAGCCATCTCCATAGACGTATCCAATTTGTTGGCGATAATAAGAATTTTCTCAGGTTGTGTTTTTTTGGCAAATACTAACCTTTTTGATATCCATGCTCCCGTTACTGTAGTCACACCTGCCTGACGATACTTTAATGCGATATTTTCTTCGTATTCCTCATAATCGTTTAATAGTGATATCTGATCAGGAAACAACTCCAATGGGACATATTTTGAAACTGTATTATCGTATGTTTGTAGATATGTTTTTAATGCGTATGGGGTGTCCCTCATACACTTAACATATTCCAACATCACTTGTTCTTTAGTTAATCCCATAAAATTCTTTTTATATAAATATCAAAACCCCCAGTTATTTTCATAAAAGGGGGTTTTAAAGTATTTGTGGTTATGTTAGAAACCTAATTTAGATAATAGATCATCATCGTCATCATCATCGTAGTCTTCATCATCATCGTCGTCATCATCACTTTTGTATTTTTTATAATCTTCTTTCGCCTTAACTAATAGTTCGTTGAATTTTCTTTTTGCCTTTTCATTATCTCTTGGGTCTTCAGAAACAACATTAGCCATAATTTCTTTTAGGAATTCTTCAGCAGGAACTGCATAAAGCAATCTTTCAAAGAATGGTAATAAATCTCTATTCTCAACGTTTACTGTTAAATCATCAGGTAAAAGGTATCTTAATTTTGTAATAAATTCACCACCAACTCTAAATTGCATCTTTTCATTAGAGAATACATCTGTTTGTCCCATAACATCTTGAGCCGTTCCTGGATCCATACCTCTCCATTGTTCTCTTGTTGGGATAGCAGCAAAACCTTTTACTAACTCATGTAACAAAATTGGGAAAATAACCCCATTTGCGGTAACTAAATCTTTATCCTCATCTTCCTCATCTTCATCAACACCTGATGAACCGGCAGCATTTCCTCCCATTTGATCAATTAATTCTTCCTCTGTGAAATACATTAAGTCATTTGCGGACATAATTTTATTATAAAGTGGGTATAAGCGGGGATCAATTTCATCTAATCTATCTTTATATGCTTGAAATGCAAATTGACCTTTTTTTCCTTTACCTTGAATAATTGCGTTAATAATATTTCTTTTTTCTACTTCAAGTTGGAATTCTTCTTGTGGGGTTAACTCATCAACATCAAAAGAAAAATTTTGTGGTAATTCAAACTCAGGTTCCTCCTCCTTTTCCATTTGGAATTCTTCAGGATTAATTTTTTTCTCATTCAAATATACCTCAACGTTAATAAACTCAAATTTATATTTTGTTCCAGCACCGTTGATTGCGGTTTTTTCGATTAAACCTTCGTTTATCGCATCAGATAAACTTTTACTATATGGTAACCAACCTTCTTCTTTGGCAGAAATCTCTAAAGCTAAATCTTTTAGTTTATCTTTTTTATTAACTTCAATTCTCATTGCCTCACCCACCGACTTTGATTGTTCTACTTGAATCCCGTATTTAATTCTTGGATCGGTAATGTTAATACTTTTGTTTGGTCTACCTTGATCATCAACAATACCATAATAACGTTTAACATAATCAACGATATCTTTAAATCGTTTTGATGTTATTTTTTCTACATCAGATGTACCACCTCTAAAGGCTTTATTTTTACCATATAAATTTGTTTCAGGATTCTCAATATTACTTTGAGTTCTTGGATTCATTCTTTCAGGATAATCCCCATAATCAACAGGTGCCTCTTTAATAACCTTATTAATTATACGTTGTATATATTTTTCTTTCATTTTTATTTAGTTAAAGCCTGTTTAATTAATCCAATAAAATCTTTTTTCATTTCCTCCTTAGTTTTTCTTTGACCTCTTGGTTTCTCTTTTGTACCAGGGTTTGGATTTTTAAATGGATTGTCTCTTTTTGGTGGGTTTTTAATTCCCGGTTCTTTTACTGGCGCCTCTTTTTCTTTAGTGTTTTCTTCCATATTTTTTCTATAACCTCTTAGTTTTTCTTTTGTGTCAGGGTTAGGATTCTTAAACGGATTATCCTTTTCTTTACCTTTTTCTTTTGTTCTCTCTTTTGTTCTTTCTTTTTCTTTAGTATTTTCTTCCATTGTTCCCATAATTGGCATTCCCATTGTTGGTCTTTTCATACGTTTCATTTCAATTCCCGATTCTTTTGAAAACATAGTATTTTTTAATGGGTTTCTCAATATCATAGATGACTCTTGTGATTTTTCGTTAATAGTACGAATTAAATCACCTTTACTCATTCTAGGACTAATATTTTTTTCAATTAATCTTATAATACTTTCTTCTATAAATTTCTCATCAGATTCATTTTTTTCTTTTTTCTCAGGTGTTGTTTCATAGTCAGTTTCTTTAGAAGATCCTTTTGCCCATTTACACCATTTTTTTTCTGTTTTTGTTTTACCATTACCACATCTTGCGTAGAACAATCTTTGTTGTGACTTCGATTCAAATTTTTCAAAAATACCCATACCATCTTCTGTGGCATCAGGATCGTTAACAACATTTAATGTTGCATCTTCCCCAATTTCAGTTGCTTTAACCATTCCAGTTGGGTCAACTTTTATATTAACATTACCAATATCGGCACCTGTTGTTTTTGCGGTTTGAGGAGAAATCTCATAAGTTGTTTCTACTTTTTTTGTAACTTGTTCCTTACTTTCCTCTTTGGAAATTTTCTCAGATAATACTCTTACCTGTGATTCATTTAATCTTGCAACGGTGTCAAATTTAAACCCGTGAGATAATAAATTTAAAACGTGATCTTTAGCTTTCATATACCACTTTTTTTTCGAATTCAAGAACGATATCTCGTTCATATAGTTTATCTTTTACGTCTTGTTCTGAATCACCAAATTTAAAAACTAATCTTTTGACGATTGAGAAATCAACATTGTTATTTTCCTTTTCCCATCCTAATGCCAATACTCCATCCATTGAGTCTATAACTGAAAAAACATCAGAGTCTTGTACCAACTCCAAAGTTATTTCTCCGTTAGTTAAAATCCCAACTCGTTTAATATATTCAACATCAGGGGGAAGTGGGTAACCATTTGCTGGTTTTGATTCCCAATTTTCACCCCAAACGTCTAACGTGTCTGAGAATATAAATTCATAAAGGTTGTCTCCCTTATAATTGGGTCCCATACCATTTATGTAAATTAATTTATTCATATAACTTGTCCGTTTGGTGTTATTCTAAATTCTTTAATTCCTTCTTTAAAAACCAAATTTTTCTTAACGGTAGCACCAACTAAAATTGCTTTTGGGTTTTCTTCCATAAACTTCAAAGAAGATCTTTCTTGTTTTATCGTTTCTGATAATCTATAAACTTCTTTTTCGTTTAATTTTTTTAAGTTTTTTTGTTGTTTTTCTTCTTTTATTAGTTTTTCGTTTTTGTCAACTGCGAAATAGTTTGAAATAATTTTATCTACTTTAGACTCGTTAAAAAGATCCTCAAAAGTTTCTTCATCATCATATCTTCTAATTTTCCCTCTTGATCCGTGTTTTGGGTATTCATTTTCATACTCATCATATTCTTCATCATCAAATTCGTTCATTAAATTATCGGACATTTTTGATGTGTATGCGGCTCCAAGATAATCATTAAATGCTCCTCCAAAGTTGTCATAACCTTCTCCCACTTCAGCTTCAGGTTGTGGTTCAGTTACTTCACCTTCCATTCCCTCTCCTTCTGTGTCCATTTCTTCACCTTCCATTCCTTCTTCCTCGACATCAATTTCTTCTTCTTCACCCTCCAATCTTGAGATTATATCTTCAACATCATCTTCTTCCAATGTTGTTAAATCAAGTGCCGATAAAATTGAGTTGATTATGTATTTTGTATCATTAGAATTCATTTCTTCTTCACCAGAATAAGTTCTAATTTTTTGGGCTAATTTACCTGTAAGTTTTTGAATTACTTTAAATGTAATCTCTTCTTCTTTACCTCCACCCATTTCTTCTTCAGGTTCCATACCCTCTTCAGGTACCGGTAATTCTTCAGGTGCAGGTGCCGCATTTGGGTCAGGTGCAGGTGCAGGTGCCGCATTTGGGTCAGGTGCAGGTGCCGGAACAGGTTGTGGTGCTAATAAAGGATCTAATGTTGGGTCACCTTGTTCTTCCATTGGTTGTGGTGTTGTAGGTGCGGCAACAGGAGGTGCAGCAACAGGAGGTGCAGCAACAGGAGGTACCGCAAGTGTTGTTGTGGTAGTTGTTACAGGTTGTTTAGATGTGGAAATTACGTATTTAGTGTCTTTTTTTTTTTCGTCCTCTTGTTCGAAGAGAGAAGTACCACCGTCGTTACCGTGTATTTGATTAAACTCTCTTGCCATCAAGTTCATTTTTTTCAATGCTTGAGAATAAGAAGAATAATATTTCCTATTTTTCATAGGTGCGATATAATCAGAAACTGATTCAGAGATATTTTGTTTAATAATATAACCTTGTCTTTCTTTAATTATTTCATATGTTTTACCGTCAGCCAAAGACAATTTATATTCAGATGATTTGTCTTCATTTACTGGCGTTGGTATATTTTCATTGTATCTAGCAATTTCCATAATTCTACGGATTTTGTCCATACCTTCTAATTTTTCACTTCCAATAGGTTTTAATCCTCCCATAGTATATTTGTTTTTTAAAATATTATTTTTTCTATATAAATATAGCGATAAATAAGTTTATTTTGTTGATTTGTTAAATTATTGTTTCATGGATAATTTGTCATCTATTATTTTAGATGATAAATCATGGAGTTTTTCTATATAACCATTTCTTCTTAAAATTTTAAAGACTAAGTTCTCAGTAGAAAATTCTCCATTTTTTTCTAATCCACAAGTTCTATATTTTTTTAATTTGTCCTTATATTTTTGAATCATTTCTTTAGCGGTCTCAATGTCATCATCTTGGATTGAATCTATTAATTCATCAATAACATTCATCCATTGTTTTGATTTTTGATTTAATAACTCTTTATCTATTGAAACGTCTTCTTTTTTTGGTTCATTTGACCACTCGTCAAACAATACAGAATAAACACCACTACTAAAGTGTGTTTCGGATTCATTCTGAACATATAGTTCAACTTCATAATTAAAAATTGTAATGTCGTGTTTTTGATTGAATAACATTTTCTTTAAATTAAAAAGTTTTTCATAAAGTTCTATTTGATTCTCAGGATACTGATTAAAGTCCGCAACAATATGTAAATCGAAGTCAGAATATTTTGACCAATTGTAATTAGATAGTGATCCTGTAAGGATAATATCCGTTACAACAATATCAACACCTAAAAAATCAATAAATTGGTATGAGATCTCAAGTAATCTTTCTCTCACCTGAGATTTCATTTTAAACTCATTACCATCTTTTTCCCAAACCTTTGGGTTAAGATTATCCTGTATTTTAAAACTTTTAATTAATTCATTATCCATCATATATAAATACAACGTTATTATAAATTAACCTATCTTATTGTACTTGTATTTTTTTGCGATTTGTAAATTAAAGTAATTACCCTGAGATGGTGCGGTTCTAAATTCCGTATATGATTGATGTGGTACATTATCATACTCGTACTTAATACCATTTTTAAATTCCACAATTAGTTTTTTTGTTGCAGTATCATATTCAGTTCTTACAACATTAGACGATTGAACCTCGTTCAATATTTTTGTTCCAATATATTCTTCTTTTAAGATTGCCATAATATTTTTATTTATGTAAATATAACTATGGTGTGGTTAGTTGTCAATATTAAACATATCTGACAAAATGTCAGTTATTAATTATTTGATACGACAATTTGTCAAAAGGTATACTTTTTAAAATTGGTTTACTATTTTTTAATAAAACAAATAAATATGATTGAATTTATGGACGAAGGTTCTAAGGGTAATAAAAAAACTGATGGGGGAACACCAGTATTAGATAACTTTAGTAAGGATTTAAATAAATTAGCAAGTGAAGGGAAATTAGACCCTGTAATTGGTCGTGAAAAAGAAATTTTTAGAATAGCTCAAGTATTATCTCGTAGAAAGAAAAATAACCCAATAATCATTGGTGAGCCAGGTGCGGGTAAAACTGCAATTGTTGAGGGTCTTGCGATGATGATACATAATGGGGAGTGTCCTAAAAATTTATCAGAAAAAAGAATCGTATCGTTAGATATTAATTCTATTGTTGCGGGTACAAAATATAGGGGACAATTTGAGGAGAGAATGAAAATTATCATTGAGGAACTTCAAGCGGCTCCAAATATAATCATATTTATTGATGAGATCCATACAATGGTTGGTGCGGGTAATAGTTCAGGTTCTTTAGATGCATCTAACATACTCAAACCAGCGTTATCTCGTGGAGAAATCCAATGTATTGGAGCAACAACGTTAGATGAATATCGTAGACATTTTGAAAAGGATGGAGCTCTTGAAAGAAGATTCCAAAAGATAGTTGTTGACCCATCCACAAAAGAAGAGACGTTTCAAATCTTAAAACAGAGTAAGGGTAAATATGAAGAACATCATAAAGTAAACTATACTGACGAGGCGTTGTTATTATGTGTGGAATTGGCGGATCGTTATATAACAGACCGTGAATTTCCCGATAAAGCATTTGACATTTTAGATGAGGTTGGGTCAAGAATGCAAATTGACATTAAACTTCCTGAGATAATTGAGAAATTAAAAAAGGCAGCTCAAGATATCAAAAAAGAAAAGGTAAACGTTATTAAAAAACAAAACTACGAACAAGCGGCAGAATTACGTGATAAAGAACGTAGAATTTTATCTGAATTAGAAAGTGAAAATAAAAAATTTGACGAGGAACTTAAAACAAGCAAACGTGGTATTCCCGAAGAAATAATTTATGAGGTAGTTTCAAACATGACTAAAATACCTGTAAGTAAAATAAATATTGATGAAAAAAATTCATTAGTTAATTTAGAAACGACCTTAAACTCTAACGTTATTGGTCAAGAAGATGCGGTTGGTAAGATATCTAAATCAATTAGAAGAAATCGTGTTGGAATTAAAGACCCAAACAGACCTATTGGTTCGTTTATCTTTTTAGGATCTACAGGTGTTGGTAAAACATTTTTGGCGAAACAATTGGCAAAAGAAATATTTGGAAGTGAGGATAATCTTATCCGTGTAGATATGTCCGAATACCAAGAAAAACACACAATCTCAAGATTAATAGGATCTCCTCCAGGATATGTAGGTCACGAAGAAGGTGGTCAACTTACAGAACAAGTTAAAAACAAACCTTATTGTGTTATATTATTTGATGAGATTGAAAAGGCAAATAAAGACATATTCTCAACATTGTTACAAATGTTAGATGACGGACACTTAACCGATGGATTAGGTAGAAAGATCAATTTCAAGAATTGTTTGATTATCATGACATCTAATATTGGAGTTAGAAAATTACAAGACTTTGGTACAGGAGTTGGATTCAAGTCAAGTAACTCAAGTGATATTGTTCAAGAAGAACAAAAAAGAGATATTCTAAAAAAAGAACTTAGTAAATTTTTCGCACCTGAATTCTTAAATAGAATTGACGATGTGGTTATCTTTAATTCTTTAAATAAAGAAAACATTGATAAAATTGTAAAATTAGAAATTAATATTTTAGTAAAAAGACTAAAATCTATGAAGTATAATTTCACATATGAAACTTCAGTAATTGATTTAATCTCAAAAGTTGGGTTTGATGAGGTATTTGGAGCAAGACCAATCAAAAGAGCGATTCAAAATAAAATTGAAGATCTGATTTCTGAAAAAATTCTATCAGGAGAAGTTAGTGAAGGTAATGAATATATGTTATTTATTAAAATGGTAAATGACGAACAGGTTATTAACATTGAAGGAAGAACAAAAGAAGAACCTAAGAAAAAGGTAAGAAAGAAAAAGGGAGAATAATCTCCCTTTTTTTATTTAGTGTTTTTCGTAACCTAATTCCTCAATCATCATCTTACCAACTTTAATACCGTTGTAAGTGTCCTCTACGACCACGTATTCGTTTCTTGTGTGGTAGTTGTAGTATCCGATAGAAATATTGAAACACGGGATGTTAAACATCGTTCTAATAGGATAAATGTCTGTGTAAGGATGTTTGTGATATTTAGTATCGGATGGGAAATGTTCCGTAATTAATCGTCCACCAACTTCAAAGAATTTACTATCACGATCAAACATACTTCTTCCCATCAAGTACTCAGAAATCATGTTATTCTCAGGAGCATCAAATTGGATCCCATAACCAACATTCATAAAGAACTCAGGATCGGCTTTAAATGAACCTTTACAACCTGTTTCTTCAGATACGAAAAATGCCGCTTTTAAATTAGGCAGTTCATTCAACAATTCCAAACAACCGTACACACCACATTTATCATCACCACCAATACCTGTTGGTTCATCATTGTCGTTATACGCTTTTAATGATAATTTTATATTTCCCTGAGCGTCAGGTAACATCTCCTCAAAAACGTTAATAGTATCAATGTTATGTACCGTATCGGTATGAGCAATCACACATGGGAAATACGTTATATTTTCGTCAGTTTGTTTTGTTGCATAAATGTTAAACATTTCATCAACATAAAATGGGATATTATTTTCGGTTAACCAATTTGTAATAAATTGGACCATTCTTTCTTCCTGATAAGTTTTAGTGGGTACAGATAATACCTCCTTCAATAATTCATAATTTCGTTCCATAACACAAATATAGACAATTAATTTGAATTATAAAAATTTTTTTCTTACTATCCTTATTTCGTTAAATAATTCAGGTTGGTTATCCAATTGATATAGACCATCAAGATCTAGAAGTCTTTGGTGGGTTTTTTTGGTTTTATCATTGTGAACGTTAACTAAAACTTTATTAGTTTCGGGTTGGACCTTAATAATTAGAAATTGTATGTCAGGATCCTTTTTTGTTCTAACCCAATCATACCCATATTTGTCATCAATTAAATTTTTAACTTCATTATATTCATCAACATTAATAAAACGGTCATCTTCTTTAATTTTTTCTAACATATTATCCAAACATTTTGAATAATAATCTTGCATGGATTCATCATCCCAATCAACACAATCCACCTCATATTCTAACTCATTCCAATAACCCCTATCTTTCTTATCGTAAAGTTTTATTAGTTTATTTAATAGTTCACTTAACGTAAATTTGTAATTTTCAACATCACTGTACCAATGTAATAACACACCAACAGTTGTTTCAAACCTATATCCTCTGTGTATTTCTTTAATACCAAATTTATCAAATGGTTTTGCAATCTCGCCTAAGATAATATCTTTAACAACATCATAAATACAATCTTGCCATCTGGTTACATATTCAGAGATCATATCATCAACAATTCTTCCAAAGTGTTCACTTAAAATAGCTGCAATACCTCTTTTACTACTAAGTTCAGATCTATTTTCATAAAATTTGGCAACTTGGATAGCTTTACGTTGGTTTTCAGTGTTAAAATGGTATTCAATAAATTCACCATCTTTCCATCTATCCTCCTCACCATATGTGTCATAATCACGACCTGAGTAATGACTTGTAAATGACCTATACACATAGACATCATCACTAGACTCAATGTTAATTGTATCTAAAAAAACCTCATCATCCTCAAATTTAATAACAACCTTAGAATTACTTGGGTTTTTGGTATTAAATTTTACTTCATCAATGAGAGGATCGTCCCCATTACTTCTCCAATGTGGATCATAACCTTTGGAAACCTCCTTTAAAAACTCATATGTTTTACCCCCTTTAATAATCGGAGACAGTACTTTTAATGAAGATAAAAACGCACGTTTAAGATCGTTTACGGTAACAATTACATTACTTTTATTGACATCCCTAATAACACTACCGTCACTATCATTGAAGATTGAATATAGACTATCATCTTTTTTACTAATAATAAAATACAGATCACCATCTCTATAATGACGTTCCCAATTATCATTACCATAAAAATCAGTTCCAAAATATTGGGCAGAATTTAAAGTATTAACTTTAACAATCTTAACATTCTCATCATCCTGTATTAGATCAACATCCTCATCGTATGGGTTATATTTTCCCTTTTCCATATGAAATAAATATCAAAAAATTTTGATTATTGTAGTTTTGTGTTTATATTTGTATTTATAGAAACGAAAGTTCTTTGAATTATGGGGGTGTTTATGGATTTGACAGATGTCGTCTGAGAATAAAGGGCACGTAGAGACTGAATTAATCTCTTTAAAAACTGATTCACAAAAACAATCGGCGACGTATTATCGAAAATGGAAACTCTTGGTTTAGTAAGAGAATCTGAAGTTACTGTAGCTTAATAAGTAAACGGAAACGGGGGTCGATGGACATATAACCTAGCAACAGAAGTCTTTACAAAGGTGTGGTTTCTATCCTAAAAGGAACAAAACGGGTATGGTTCCCCGAAAGGACTGTCACCGTTTATTGATCGGTGTGAGAAATCAAATATTTTGGGACATTAGAAAATGTCATCCTAAACGTGTAGTCCTTGTTTGCCAGGATGTTATGGACCGGAGTTCGAGCCTCCGCACCTCCACCAATTAAAACCTCATCTCAGGATGGGGTTTTTTTATGCACCATAATTATAGTTTAGTGTTGTATTCTTATTATATATTGCTGCACGAATCTTATTAATTCGTGTTTATATCGCATAAAAAAACCCACCATAAGGTAGGTTTGGATTTCAGATCAGATCTAAATATTACTTTTGTAATGTATCCCCAACTAAACCTGTTGCGTTTTCAGTTGAATCCACAACAACATTTTCAGTTGCGTTCGACGTAGCGTTACCTGTTGCCGTGTTTTCACCACAAGAAGACATTAAAGTGATTGTTGCCAAAATTGTAAGACATCCCAATACTAAATTTTTCATACTTTTAAATTGTTTTAAATTGTTTATTATAAGTAATATATAGTGGTATAAATTAGATAAATCAAATGGATTAAACAATATTAACAAAATTTTGTAAAGCACAAAAAAAGGGACGATTCACATCGGCCCTATTCAATTTTTTTAACTTAGTAAGTTTACCTAAAAAATAAAACGCTGAGATTATACGTTTAAGTGAGGTATCTTTCGAAGGATTATTGTTTCCCTTCTTATCCACTTCCTTTTGAGAAGTATTCCTCAGTGACGATTGGTTAGACCAATCACTTCTTAAGATATCAGCTACTCTCTCATTACTCAACTCTCTTCGAGACTGCCGTCCCAACTCTTCCTTGCGGGAATAGAGGTTTTTGGTAAGAATATCGTCAAACTTGCGGTCTGATCGATGCAATGAACGGCTCATTACTATGTAGTCACCTTTCACTGATACCTGACGGACACTTTTGCTTTATAGTTCTTAGTTTTACTTAATTTCTGTAAAGTTTTTGTGTTGTGGATTGGAGAAGTAGTGGTCCGTCACGGGCTTCGTCATCTTTTGGACAACAAAATACTCAACTACTCCTTGAAATGTCCCCATTTCGATATTTTAAGATTACTTCGAGATTAATCTCTTGGTAGAGATCCATCAAGGACAATGTCAGCACCACCTGTTTTTTGTCATACCTTTCGGTTTTAAGTACCCTTTGATACTGGAACCCACAATTGTAAAGTCGGATAACGATACTTTTTGTTTGATTCCTACGAGTTATTCCTATTGGTGTTCCCACCTCAATCAGACGACCCACATCGCCTAATCGTTTAATCACTTTCCCTACATCGTTGACCTCGGTACTAAAGATTATACGGTATCCCGCTTGTGTACTTGACCTCGATTACTCAAGACGCAAACCCAACACACTTAAGGGTTCACTTTATCCTACTTTCGTAGTTTATTTTATGGACTATACACGGCCCAATATCTTTATCAGTTTTTACATTTGATCCGTAGATCTCTTGTGTACTCCTGAACGGATAATTTCATCTTTCAAAGAACGTTTCGGACATTTCCGATTTGTTTTACAAAGTTAAGAATACTTTTTGAATTTTCCAAATTTTTTCTAATCTTTTTTATTTTTTTTATTCGGACGTTTCCGAATTTGTTTTACAAAGTTACAACATTTTTTTCATTTGTCAAGCACTCTGTGATCTTTTTTTTTAATATTTTTCTATGTACACTGCGTCAGTCCCATAGTAATACGCTCTTGCTTCAGCAAAAGAAGCGTTTGGTGTAGTATATTTCTTACCATTATTGTCGAAATAGTAGAAAGTATAGTTAACCAATACTTGTGTTTCATCACTCATTTGTGGAGTTTTAAAGGTTAATAAATTAATGAACTTTTTATTTATACCACAAAGATAGTATAAGTTTTCTGATAAAACAAATGGGTTTGGTAATTATTTTAATAAATTTTTGATTCGTTGGAGATCCTCTTGTATTTTTGAATCTTCTTTCTTTTTTAATATCCCTCCTAATCCTTTAAAAAAGTCAAAAGGATTAATCTTTTCTGTTGTGGTTGTAGTTGTTACTTTATCATTAGAATCATCTTCAATATCATTATCATCATCATCAGACTTATTATCATTATATTCTGAATTATCTTTTTTAGGTTTAAAAATTTCATTGTCTTTAACGTTAGGGTCGACATCTTTACCTAACTCATCATCAACATCAGGTAATTGATCCTCAGGTGTGTTCCAATACTTAGTTGCGTATCTCTTACACTTTTGACCCTCATCCACCTGTTTATTAGTACTAACTTCACCATGAC